CTCGCCAACAACCGGTTCATCACCGATGTCATCTTCCAGCAGGGCCCCGCCGTGCAGGGCGGCGCCGTGCTCTATGACCAGGTCGTGGGCCCCGAGACGTCGTTCACCGACCAGGACGTGCAGGAGATCGAGCCCGGCTCGGAGTTCCCCATCCTGGGGACCGGCGAGCTCATGCCGCTCGTCGCGGTGTCGCGCAAGTACGGCGGCGAGGTCATGCTCACCGACGAGGCCGTGCGCCGCGACCGCCGGGACCTCCTGGCCCGCAACACCACCCGCCTGCGCAACACCATCATCCGCAAGGTCGACACGGTCGCCATCTCGGCCCTCGAGGCCGCCCCGATCCTGTCCTACGTGGGCGCCGACTGGGGCACGGCCGCCACCGACATCCTCGCGGAGCTCGCCAGCGCGGCATTCGAGTCGACGTCGCTCGACATGGGCTACTCGCCCGACACGGTCCTCATCAACCCCGCCCAGGAGCTCGACCTCCTCAAGGACACGGACATCCGCACGGCGCTCGCCAACTCCGGCGACGCCAGCATCATCCGTCAGGGGCTCGTCGGGACCCTCATGGGGTTCACGTTCATCACGTCGAGCCGCGTGGAGGCCGGCACCGCCTACCTGCTCGAGCGGCGCACCGCCGGCAGCGTCAGCGACGAGGTCCCCCTCTACGCCCGGCCGCTCCACGACGACCGCCGCGAGACGTGGTTCATCCACGGCGGCCGCGTCGCGGTGCCGTTCGTCACCGACCCCAAGGCCGTCGTCAAGCTCACGGGCATCTAGCCCGCCGCCCACCCGGCCACACAGCCCGAGGAGGCGCCCCCGCCATGGCCAGCAAGCAGACTGTCACCGTCCTCGTCGACGGGCTCGGCTACCGCCAGCCCGCCGGCGTCCACGACGAGTACGGCCGCGAGCGCACCGACCACCTGCTCGCCGGGTTCGGTGACGAGGTCGAGCTCGACGCCAAGCAGGCCGACCGGTTCCGCCGGCTCGGCGCCGTCGGTGACGCCGACGACCTCGAGGCCGTCCAGTACCTCAACCGCGTCCGGGCCGCCCGCCCGGCCGAACGGCGCCGCGCCTACGAGCTCGTCGCCGACGGCGCCACCATGTACGACGCGGTCCTCGAGGCGTTCCACATCGACGAGGAGGGGCTCGAGGACGCCGCCCAGGAGGCCGCCGCCGGCCCCGAGGGCGATGAGACCGAGCTCCGGGCCGAGCTCGACGAGCTCGACAAGGCCGGGCTACAGGCCCGGGCGGCCGCCCAGGGGCTCGAGATGCCCAAGCGGGCCACGAACGCCGAGCTCATCGACGCCATCGTGGCGGCCGAGCTCGGCACCGCCCCCGCCGACGACGACCAGGCGCCCGCCGGCGACGACGGCGACGGCGACCAGGACGGCGGCACGGATGGCGACGAGAACCCGCAGGACGGCCCGGAGAGCTCCACCGAGCCCACCGAGTAGCCCGGAGGGCCCCGCATGCCGGACAACGTCTACGGCGCCAACATGGCGGGCGTGCGGGCTCACGTTCCCCTCCTCGAGCTCGAGAACAACACCCGCCCGTCGCTCGAGCAGGTGCAGGGGTTCATCGACCGCATGACCGGCGTGGTCACGGCCCGCGTTGGTGACATCACCGGCCGGGCCGACTTCCCCGCGCTCGCCGAGCTCGCCCGCCTGGCCGTCGAGCTCGCCGCCGCCTCGTTGGCCGAGGCCGCCACGTTCCCCGAGCGGGCCAACACGAGTGACGCCAGCTACTCGGACGTCCTCTGGACCCGCTACCGCGAGACGCTCGACGACCTGCTCGCCGCGCTCGACATCGACGAGGACGAGGGCCCCGGCGCGGGCGGCGGCGCCGGCGGCGCGGTCGCGTCGTTCCCCGAGGCCCTCTACACCCGCGACATCGGGTTCTGACCATGGCCACCCGGCTCCGGTTCGACTTCTACGGCGACGTCCAACTCGACCGCACGCTCGAGCGGATGGAGGCCGTCGACGACATGCGGCCCGCGTGGGAGGCCATCGCTGATCACTTCGCCCATCTCGAGCGCCGCCAGTTCGCCAGCCAGGGCGGGTTTTCCGGTGGATGGTCGCCGCTCTCACCGCGCTACGCGGCGTGGAAGGCCCGCAACTACCCGGGCAAGACGATCCTGCGGCGCACGGACGACCTCTGGCGGTCCCTCACGGAGCGGCCGTTCGGCATCGAGGTCATCGAGAAGCACGTCATGGTCATCGGCTCCGACGTCGACTACGGCGCCCACCACCAGCGCGGCGACGGTGTCCCCCGCCGGCGCCCCATCGAGCTCACCGAGGCCCACCGGCGCACGTGGGTCAAGATCATCCAGCGGTACATTGTCACCGGCGACGCCCCCACGATCGGCCCCCGCGGCGGCATCCGCACGGGCGGCGGCGGCTACCTAGGGGCGCAATGATGGCCGGCATGCACGGCATCCGCGGCGCCACCCGGGCCCTCGCGGCCCTCTACACCGCCCGGCTCCCCGCCAAGTGTCTCGAGCTCGAGGAGCGCCTCGAGTACCCCGCCGGCACGTTCGGGCCCCCGGTGCTCATCGCCACCACCCAACAGCCCCGGCTCGACGGCAACGACTGGCCGGCCGTCATCGTCGTCGGTCAGGACACGCTCGACATCACCCTCGAGGACGCCCAGGGGCCCCCGATCCTCTACCGGTGCCGGTACCGCATCCGGTCCCTCGTGTTCGTGCGCGGCGCCGACCTTGACGACACCACCCGCCGCCGCGACGACCTCACGCTCGCGGTCCGCGAGCTCCTCCTCCCGGGCGCGCTGCTCGACGACTACGCCGCCGAGCCCGGCCACGTCGAGCCCACCGACCTGCGCGAGAGCTACTCGGATGTCGGCGAGGACACCCGCCGCCGATCGATTGCCGCGTCTTACATCGACGCGACGGTCATCATGGAGGAGACACTCGACCCCGGCCCCGACGGCACCATCGGCCAGGCCGACACCATCGCCATCCACCCGGCGCTCATCGACGACTGAGGAGCACGAGCACCCCCATGGGCTACGCAACCGCTTTCAACCCGAGCGACACGCCCGTCACGGTCGACGGCGCCGGCCGCCAGGTCGGCGGTCGCGAGTGGGCGCCGGTCTCGACCCTCGAGCCCCTCGTCGACCAGGCCCTCGCCGCCGGCCGGCTCGTGAAGGTCACGAGGCCCAAGGGCAAGGCGGACCTCAACCCCGCCGCCGAGGCGGCGTTCGACGCCACCGAGGAGCTCAACAAGGCCGCCGGCGACGATGACGACGATGACGCCGGCCCGCCGTCCAAGCGTGCCACCCCGCCCAAGCGTGCCCGACGGGCCCGCGACACCGAGGAGAGCTAGCCCATGGCCCCCGCCGCACCCGTCCCCCACGTGACCCGCCGGGCACGTCACCGCCGCCCCTGGTCGTTCCTCGAGCGCCTCGTCGAACGGCTCGGGTCCGCCATCGTGGCCCCCGTGGCCATCGTGGGCGGGCTCGGCGCCGCCCTCGCGGCGTTCGCCCTCTCGCGCTCGAGCATGGCGGTCGGTGTCGTGGTCGAGACCACCGCGACCCCCGGCAACAGCGAGACCACCCCCACGCCGGGCGCAACGTTCTTCGTCGCCGGGCTCACGGAGCGCGGCGACGTCGACGGCCCCGTCCTCGTGCGATCGATGGCCGAGTACGCCGAGAAGCTCGGCGGCCGGGTGGCCTACGGCAATCTCTACGATGCCCTCGCGGCCTACTTCGGCGAGGGCGGCGTGCGCGCCTACGTGGCCCGCCTCACGGGCGACGCCGCCACCACCGGCACCCTCATGCTCGTCGACCGTGCCGGCGCACCGCTCGACACGCTCCGCCTTGATGCCGCCTCGCCGGGCGCATGGTCCAGCGGCGTCACCGTCCAGGTCGCCGACGGCATCGTCGACGACACGTTCACCATCACGGTCCGGGTCGGCGGCCAGGTGGTCGAGACGTTCGCCGACCTGGCATCGCCCGCCGCGGCCGCCGCCGTCATCAACGGGCGCAGCGCCTACCTCGTGGCCACCGACCAGGGCTCGGCGACCGCCGAACCCAACAACAACCCCGCCGTCCTCGCCGCCACCGCCCTCTCGGCCGGCGACGACGACCGCGGTTCGCTCGTGGCCGCCGACTACGTCACGGCCCTCGAGCGGTTCCCCGCCAGCCTCGGCGCCGGCGCCATCGCCATCCCGGGACACGCCGCCTCCGCGGTCGGCGCCGGGCTCATCGCCCACGCCAACGACCGCCGCCGAATGGCCCTCATGGCCCCCGCCCAGGGCGCCGACGTCGCCGCCGCATCCGCCGAGGCCGCCGCCCTCCGGGCCACCACCGGCAGCCAGCATGCCGGCATGTTCTACCCGTGGGTCACGGTCCCCGACGGCTCCGGCAGCACCCGCACGGTCTCCCCCGAGGGCTACGTGGCCGGCGTCCGAGCTCGAGCACACCGACAGGTCGGGCCGTGGCGGGCCGCCGCCGGCGAGATCGCCGCCGCCCGCTACGTCGTGGCCCCCGCCCAGGAGCTCACCACCACCGAGGTCAACACGCTCAACGACTCGCGGGTCAACCCCATCCGCGTCATCGCCGGTTCGACCCGCGTCTACGGGTGGCGGTCCCTGTCGATCGACACCGTCAACTACCTGCATCTCACGGCGTCGGACATGCTCAACGTGATCGCCGCCGAGGCACAGGTGGCGCTCGAGCAGTTCGTGTTCCGCAGCGTCGACGCCAAGGGCCACCTGTTCGCCGAGCTCGAGGGCGAGGTCATCGGCATCCTCGAGCCCATCCGGTCCGCCGGCGGGCTCTACGAACGGCTCGACGACGACGGCAACCCCATCGACCCCGGCTACTCGGTCGACACCGGCCCGACGGTCAACACCGTCGCCACCCTGGCGCTCGGCGAGGTCAACATCGCAGTCGCCATCCGGGTCTCGCCCGTCGGCGAGCTCATCCGGCTCAACATCACCAAGGTCGCCATCGCGGCCGCCGTCTAGGAAGGGATCGCCCGGCCATGCCCACCGCCGCACAGCGTCAGTTTCTCGTGAAGGTCTCGCAGATCGACGGCTATTGGACCACCAAGGGCGGCGGCGCGACCACGTCCGAGGTCGCCCGCGAGTTCGACGGCGGTTCCCTCACGCCCGAGCTCCTCGCCGCGCCCGCGCAGACGGGCGACATCACCGTGAGCCGCGCCTACAAGCCCGAGCGGGACGCCCAACTGCTGGCCCTCTACCGGCCCCGCGTGGGCCGCGAGCGCGCCACCATCACCGTCCAGCCCACCGACGCCGACCTCGTGCGCATCGGGCCGCCCACCATCTACGCCAACGCCCTCCTCGCCGGCGTGAACGACCCGGAGGCCGACGCCAACAGCGGCCAGCCGGCCCGCATCGAGCTCACATTCGCGGTCGCCGACGTCAAGTAGGCGACCCACCGCTATACACCAATGAGGCCCGCGGGCGCCGGCTCGTCCGGCGAGGGCCAGCCGTGAGACACCGGCCGCCGGGTCCCCGCCCCCGGCGGCCGGTGCGCGTCTACCCTCCCGGGTGCGCATCCCGGTCGCCGGCCACGAGCGCCCCCGTCCCTTCGCCGGTGACCGGGGCCACGTCCCCGGCGGCCGGATGCGCCCCCAGGTCCCCGCCGGCGTGCGCGCCGGGTTCTACGCTCGCCGCATGACCGACACACCTTCCCCAACGTTCGGCCGGACCGGCCGACTCCCCGACCACACGCCCGAGCACGACGTCGACG